TGGTCCGGTCTTGTCCATTCGGGCTGGGATGACAGGCTCGTGGCGTGGCATCTTCATGCTTGGTTCGTACGAACGGTCCGCTCTCGCGGTTGGCTTTTCGTATGTACTGAGTTGAAGAAGCTCTGCCATGAGGTCCGATCTGCCTCGCTCCGATCCGAAGTCACTCTGACATCCCGCGTCCCGCGCGGTGTGAAGGAGTGCCTGATCGGGTTGGCGTATAAGCAGGGCAGATCTGGCTTCGCTTTCTCTCGTTTGGCTAGGGCGCTTCCTCTCCCCCGTAAGGGTGAGAAGGAGGCCCTCGATGATGCCATGAGATTGAGCGGAACTGCACATCCCACACCGGGCTGGTTTAAGGACAGCATACACTCGTATATTCTTAGAGAAATCAAATTCTCGCGAGAGTATCCGAGCCATGATGTCCGAAAACTTCCCTCTTCGACATCTTCCTGCTTCGAGTGGCCTGCCACTCGAGGCGGTGTAGATGGCTTCCTCCGTCATCTTGGAGGCATCGAGTCCATGATTCTTAATATGACCGGCGGTTCTACCCGCGCGCTTGTCAAGAAGAATTTCGGTCAATACTGTCAAGATAGTCTTGGGACTTTTTGTCTCAAGGTCATCTCTGACGGTATTGAAACGCTCGAGACCTCCATAGATGATCACGTTATTCGCTGCCTCGGTCTCCTGAAGCTCAGGTCTAAAGCGGAGTCTAAAAGCTCTCGCTTTAGGGCTGTAGCCCTCAAGAGTCCGGGGATGAAGTTCAGGGTGATTGGCGTACCAGACGCTCTGACCTTCATTGAGGGTACCTGGATCCGACAAACGTCGAGAATGCTTCCGAAGAAGCACTTCATTCCTAATGGATCCGGATACCCCAAAGCTCTTAACGTGCCGCCTGGAGGGACTTTCTACTCTGTTGACCTGTCCAAGGCCACAGATGGATTGTCCCTCGAGGCAGTTGAGGAAGTTATCTGTTCCCTCTCTGAGGCTGGTCGACTCAGACCTTCCGACTTCTCCGCGGCATGCCGCGGCTTGGGAGTGGGAGGTTATGATGGAGTCTGGTCCTGGGGCGAGACGGAACAGGTTTCGAAGAGGGGAAGCCCGATGGGTACTCCTCTCAGTTTCGTGGTGTTGTCTTGGATTAACGCTTGGGCCACAGAGGCCTTTGAGCGCTCCGTTACACATGGTGACGATGCTTGTGGATACTCTCCTTTCGGTAGTTATGCTATCGAAGAGTACTCGCAGTGTATCGAAGCCGTTGG